CAGGTGCATCTAAAGAACAAGCAGGTTTATGTTTTAACACAATGAGAGCTATGTGTGAAAATAGCCCAATCTTACAAAAATTTACTGAATGTTTTGAAAACGAAATACAGCTTAAAGGAACAGCAGGTAGAGCATATAGAGTGTCAGCAGATTTTAAGACAGCAGAGGGTGGTAGAAATTCAACATTTATTGCTGATGAGATACACGAATGGAATAATGAAAGACTTGAACGAGTGCATTATGTTATGGCTAACAACACAGCAAAAAGACAAGATGGTTTAGTTTTAAATATTACAACAGCAGGGTATGACAAAAACACACTTGCAGGTCGTATGTATCAAAGAGGCAAAAAAATACAGACAGGCGAAGTTACTGATGATCCTGAATTTTATTTTCATTGGATTGAGGCAGAGCCAACAGATGATGTAAATGATCCTGAAGTATGGAAAAAAGTTAATCCTGCTGTGCAGAATGGTTGGTGGCAAATAGAAAACCTACATCGTAGGCATAAGTCATTACCTATTAACGAATTTACTAGATACCACTTAAATACTTGGACAAAAACAAAAGAGGACAGTTGGTTGCCTGATGGTGTTTGGCATGAGCAGGGAACAGAGAATATGTTATGGGATCAGGATGCACCAATGTTTATTGGTGTTGATATGGCACTAAAGCACGATAGTGTTGCAGTTGCACAGGTACAGGAAAAAGATGGTTTTTATTATACAACAGCAAAAATTTGGCTACCAAGCGACACAGGTATTTATTATTCAGAAGTTGAACAGCATATTATTGATTTATGTACTCAATACAATGTTCAAGAGGTTGCATACGATCCTGCGTTTTTTGAAAGGTCTGCACAAGAGTTAGTAGATCGTGGGATAGAAATGGTAGAGTTTCCACAGACAGGAAAAAGGATGATACCTGCTTGTGGAAACGCCTATGACATGATTGTTGCTAGAAAAATAAAACATCCTAATTACGAAACATTTACAGATCAAGTAATGTCAGCTAGCCAAAGGCAAACCGATCAGGGTTGGCGATTATCAAAAGGTAAGTCAAAAAGAAAAATTGATGCCTGTATTGCAATGGTTATGGCTTTAGATCGTGCAACTGCACCAAAAGGCGAAGTTGAGGCACAAGTTGGGATCGCAGAATGGTAAATAATGTTTATTTATAAAAATCATAGTGCTTTAATTAAAAGGTTATTTAAGCATTTATTTAAAAATCCAATTAATGTTTTGTTTTATGTTAAAAATTTAATTTTTAGATATAACAGAACACCGAAAGAAATAAGATTGTTTCAATGCTTTTTTTGTAAAGAAAATTTTGTTTATCCATTAACAAGTCAAGATTACGAATTTTGTAATGATTGTTGGAAAGCTATGTAATAGGACAAAAGGTTATAGAGGGATGTGAATATACAATGAATAACATAAAAGAGTTAGTAACTAATGCGATTGAATTACTTGCCTTATGGATTATCGTTTATGGTCTTTGGATGATATACGAGCCACTTGGTTTTATTTCGTTTGGACTTGGGTTACTGCTTATTAGCTATGGATATACGAGGAACAAATAATTGAGTTTTATTTTTGAAAAACGAGGCGAAACAGATTACACATTAGCAGAAATGCTAGCTACTAGAAATGCAGGACTTACAAATTGGTCAGGCGAAAAAGTAGATCAATACACAGCTTTAGGAATTAGTGCTGTTTTATCTTGTGTATCACTTCTTGCAGATAGTATTGCATCTTTACCAATGAGAGTACAGAGATTTGAAAATGGTAGAAAGATTTATATTGATAGTCCAACATGGCTTAGGCAACCTAATAGCAATCAGCAAAAGTTTGGGTTTATACATCAAATAGTTGCATCTCTTGCTTTACATGGAAATGCTTATATTTTTGTGGATCGTGATAGGCAGGGTAGAGTTGTTGCAGTTGAAAACATACACCCTGATAATATAAAAGTTCGTATGCGTGGTATGGAAAAAGTGTATGAAATGAAAGATAAAACAATTCTTACTAATGAAAATATATTACATATTGTATGGTTTTCTTATCCACAAGATGCAATAGGTTTGTCGCCACTTAAATTACAAAAAAATACATTTGGTTTGGCATTAGCTATGGAAAGGCACATAAATCAATTTTATTCACAGGGTGCAACACCATCATCAGTTTTAGAAACAGACAGAGAACTTACAGCAGAACAAGCAGAAAGTTTGCAAGCGACTTGGACAAGTCATCACACACGATCAAGAAAACCTGCTGTCTTAACAGGTGGTCTAAGGTGGAAAGCTGTTAGTGCAGAGGCAGGCGAGGAATTAATACAAGCTAGGGATCAGATCACACAAGAAATAGCAAGAGTGTTTAGAATACCAAGTTATTTAATAAATTCTAAAGGCGATAGTCAAACATACTCAAATATTGAAAGTGCAGGTATAAATTTTGTAAGACATACATTACTTGCTTGGATCAGTAGATTAGAGGACAATTTATCAACATTAGTTGCAGGTAGATCGTTTATTAATTTTGACACATCTTATTATTTGCGTGGCGATCAATTATCAAGAATAAGAGCAGGTCAAGCAGGTATATCATCAGGAATATTTACACCTAACGAAGTACGAGAGTGGTTTGATTATGAGCCATACGAAAATGGCGATGATTTTTATTTAGGTGTGCAGGGTGCAATAACAAATGATGGACAACCACTAGGAACAGATGTTGGATCGCCATACGATGGAATGGGAACACCTAATGAATGATGAACAAAATTTAGTAGATTTACAATTTAATAGCATTGTAAATACGCATCTATTAGATGTTGATTATAAAGCTGAACGAGAGGCAAAAACTTTGTTTGACAAAATAAGAGAAACATTTAATTTTCCAACACCAAAACCACAATACTTTATAGCTTTGCCAATATTTGAAATTATAGAGTTTGATGATCCTATG